CAATAACAGCAAGAAAAGGCCCAAACTGGTACAACATCTATACAAAAGGTGGATTAATTAATGTCGATATAAACAAAGCATTTAAAAAGGTTGGCTTTAAATAATAAAGTAGTAGTATAGTAGATGAATATACTAATTTATTTTGCATGGCAACAGAAAGAGCAATCGACAAACTGAAAAGAGCTTTCAGCATAGACAGTAAAAGGAGTTATCCTATTTATAGAAATGGAGAGTTAATTTTAAATGTATATTGGCGACCTTTTACTATTGCTGATAGAGATGGCATAAATGCTACTCTAGTAGCAGCGAACAGAGGACAGGAAGAAGGAAGTTTAGATTTTGC